GCATCGTGGTCGGTGCTAAGGAAGGCCTCTCAGCGGCCACCTACAGCAACTATGAGCAGGCCATGCGGCGCTTTGCCGACATCACCATGCGGCCGCTGTGGCGTTCGGTGTGCGGCAGCCTGTCGAAGCTGATATCAGTGCCGACCGCAAAGCGGCTGTGGTTCGATATCTCCGACATCGCAGCGCTGCGGCAAGGCGAAAAGGAGCAGGCCGACACAATGCTGGTCAAGGCGCAGGCCGTGGCCGAGCTGGTTACTGCACGTTTCACCGCAGAATCTGCGGTGGCGGCTATTGACAGTGGCAATCTGACCCAGCTGGAGTGGGGTGAGCAGTCTGCTGAGGAGGCGCGGAGCTTGGTTGAGATGGTCCAAAAGGTCTATCTGGGCGTTGGGACCGTTCTCACCCAAGAAGAGGCGCGCGAAATCCTCAACCGCGGTGGTGCTGAGCTGTCAGCCTTGCCGAAACCTATAGATCCTCCGGCCATTAACGGCAATGTGCCAGCACCGGCTGTGAATGGAAGTAAGCCCCCGGTACCGATTGGAGCTACGAAGTGACCACCACGACTGAAGAAATGCTGCCCACTCGCGCGGTGGAACGTCAGTACGCCTTGGAGGATTTGCACGTTCGGGCGGATGGTACCGGTCGCATCGTGGAAGCGTACGCTGCGGTCTTCGATACCGAGAGCGAGATTCGCGACCAGGACGGGCATTACATCGAAAGGCTGGCGCCTACCAGCTTTGATCGCACTATCCAGCACAAGGGCACCGGTTTCGGTGTGCTCTTCAACCATGGTCGGACGATCGACGGTACGCCCAACCCAATGGCGACCATGCCGATTGGCGTACCGATCGAGGTGAAGTCCGACCAGAAGGGTGTCTTTACCGCCACCCGCTACTTGGACAACCCGCTGGCCGATCAGGTGCTGGACGCTATCAACTCCGGTGCGATTCGGGCTCAGTCATTCTCTGGTCGCTACACCAAGTCGCGGCGGGATCTGTCCAGCCGCGCGCGTCTCGGTCTGCCGACGATTCACCGGCTCGAGGTGGATATGCGCGAGTACGGGCCAGCGGTTTTTGCGGCGTACACCGATGCTGCAATCCTTGGCACGCGATCGATGGAATTATTTGCTCGCGCTTTGTTGCAATTGGACCCCGATAAGCGGCTAGACTTCCTATCACAATTTGAGGGACTCACCACTCAGCCTGGCGAGGCTGACTCGGAAGCCCAAGTGCAGCACTCCGACGATGGACCCGCTGCCGCCGATGACCCGGCCACTGATGGCCACTCCGCTCGGCAAGAAAATCTGCGTGACCGCATTAAGGCGGCGCGTATTGCCCGAGGCATCGATGGAGTGACCAGTGCCCGCACGTATCGAAGAGATTCGCACCCGACAGGCTGAGATTCGCAGCGACCTTGATGCCCTAGAGGCCAAGGAAGAGACCACCGAAGAGGATTCGCTTCGTAGCGAAGCGCTCTTGCAGGATTGGGACTCCCTGAACGAGGAGTATCAGCCGCTCTATCAGCGCGAGCAGAAGGTTCTCGCTATCCGGCAGCAAATGGCCGACGAGCGCAACCGCGAGCAGGGCTCTCAGAGCCAGAAGTTCAGCGGTGACCCGAACGTCATTGTCCGGACCAAGCGCGATCCGTTCGAGGATCTCGAATCCGTTCGTCAGATGATTACGCCGGCTTCGGATATCCGCGCACGGGCGGAGTCCGCAATCGAGATGTACGCCGAGCGCGGCGATATGTGGTCGCTGGACCATGACGGCGCCGAAGAGGCGACCCGGAAGATCCAGAAGATGGGCAAGCCCTATGCCACCACCGTGGCACGGCAGCTGCTGATCACAGGTGCGCCGGAATATCTGGCGGCGTTCGAGCAGTACCTGACCGACCCGGGCGGCTTCAGCCAGCGTGCCGCGCTGTCTCTGACCCCGGCCAACGGTGGCTATCTGGTGCCATTCACGCTCGATCCGACCATCATCTTGACCAACGCCGGTAGCGCCAATCCGTACCGGCAGATTGCCACCGTCAAGAGCACGGCTACCAACGACTGGAACGGCGTCACGTCAGCCGGCATTAGCGCAGAGTGGACCGCAGAGGGTATTGAGGCCGCAGACGCTTCGCCCACGGTTGGCCCGCTGAAGATCACTCCGCAGAAGGCCGACGCTTACCTGTTCGGCTCGTTCGAGGTGCTCTCTGATTCCGACTTCGCGGCGCAGCTTCCTGAACTGCTGGCGGATGCGAAGGATCGCATCGAGGAGACCGGCTTTGCGGTCGGCTCCGGTACCGGTCAGCCGAAGGGCGCTATCACCGCTGGCACGTCTCAGAACCGTGCGGGCACTGCGGCCACGGGTCCGGTTTTACAGGATGTGGTCGCGCTTCAGGCGGCGCTGCCGGCTCGTTTCCGTGGCCCCCGGGCGCGCAATGCCTGGGTCGGCAATTTGACCACGATCAACAACCTGAGCGCTCTTCCGAAGTTCACCGGCTCTACCGAGTCACTCGTGAGCGACGACGAGCCGCCTCGTATGCTGCGCAAGCCGTTCTACGAGTCGACGTCGGTCCTGGGTGTCTACACCACCGGCAATAAGGTGCTGGCTTACGCGGACTGGAGCCAGTACTACATCGTTGATCGGGTTGGCATGAGCGTGGTTTACGACCCGATCGTGCTCGGCGCTAACCGCCGGCCTACCGGTCAGGGCGCTTGGTATGCCTTCTGGCGTGTCGGTGCCGATGCAGCCGTTCCCACCGCCATTCGCGTCTTCGCGACGCTCACCTAGTCCGCGGCTCGCGCACAGATTCACTGAGGAGAAGCAATGGCAGAGAACGAGACCAGGAGCCAGCAGGATCCTGCGGTTAAGGCTCAGCAAGAGCAGGCCAAGCGCGATCAGGAGATCGCTAAGACGCGCGAGTCGGCCAAGCAGGATACCTCCAAGGTCGCGCCTGGCGAGTGGGCCGGGGATCCGGCCAATGTCGATGGCGTACGCCCGGCTGCCGGTACCCCGCCTCAGGTTGTCGAATCCGGGCCCGGCGTAGAGGTTGACGCCGATCTGGATCGGGCAGCCGTCAGGCGGGCTGAGGCGGGTGACCTCGATGAGGCATCATCCGAGGATCTGCTCACCGCTGCGCAGGCCAAGGCACCCAACCTGACGGCTGCCTTTGTCGACAATTATGGCCTGGTCGATGAAGACCTGAGGGCCATCGCGCGCGGCGAGGTGCCGCCACCCCCCACGCCCGGGCCGATCCATACCACGGATCTGCACTGGACTCCTGGTGGCTGGCAGCAAACCCCGGTGGGCGTGCCTGTCGAGGATGTCGGTAAGAACGCCATCGCGCGCGCTTAGTGGTGGGAAGGGTGTTAGGTGTCTGTCCCGTTAGTCGAGAATCCGCCGGAGTATGATGCCGACGCCATTCTGGCTGGTGAGGATCAGGTCCGGGAATTTTGCGGCTGGCACGTAGGACCACCCAAAACTGAGACGATCACGGTTGACGGCAGCGGTACATCTGTGCTGCTGCTGCCAACTAACTACGTGACCGCGATTAGCGCGATTGTCGAGAACGGCGTCACCATCTTCGGCGCTCCGAACTACGGCTATACCTGGTCTGAAAACGGCATAGTCGAACGGATTGGCGGCGTATGGACCTGGAAGCGGCGTGCCATCCAGGTCACGCTGACTCATGGTTATACAACTTGCCCGCCGGCTGTACGTAGAGCGGTGGCAGTACTCGCAGCGGCTGCATACGCAACGCCAACTCAGCTCACTGAAGAAGCTCAAGCCGTTTTGCGGCCCTATGAATTGAAGTCTCTCTGATGCCCAGCAGCTTTCGCACCGTCAGCAGTGGCTGGCGTGCTGTGCTGCGCTCTCCGGGTGTTCAGCGGGCCACAGACGGGGGCGCACAGGGCATCGTGGACCGGGCTAAGCAGCTGGTGCCGCCGCGCGGTAAGGGCATCACAGGGCGCTACGAGGCCAGCCTGAAGGTAGCTAAGGCGGCCAGTCCGTTTGGTGCTGAGTCTCATGCGGTCGCTGATGTGCCGTATGCCGCTGCGATCGAAGCCAAATACAACACGCTCGGTCGCTCGCTGCACGGCGGTGCGCGATGAGGTTGTGTCCCGTATGCGGTAAGTGGGGTCTACCCCAGAACGGCGCTACGACGTACACCGAATACAAGTGTCCCGATGGCCACGGCTGGGCAATAATCACCACGCTTTACAAGGTGGCGAGTGCGCGATGACCGTTCCCACCGTTGTACTGCCGGCGGATCCGCGCGAGATCATGCTGAACCTGCTACAGCCGCTACTGCCGGCCATTCTGCCCGGCTGGCGTTGTGGCTGGCGGCAGGATCACGGCTTTATCGACAAGATCCCGCCCGGCAAGTTCATTGCGCTGGATGTGCTTAGCGACACCCAGCTATCCCACGTTCATGATCAGTTTGTGCTGGTGGCTCAAGTCTGGGGCGATAACGGCATCACCGATGACAGGATGCGCACCCGCGCCGCTCGGATCGTCTCGGCCCATATTGCTCGAGCCCTGCCAGCCCGCCGCGACTCTTTCGTTCCCAGCCTCCCGGATCCGTTCGATCAGACGGGTACGCGATATATCACCCAGGTCACGATGACCGCCTTACTCAAGGGAGAAGACCAGTAATGGCAAGAGCAACTGAAGACCAGGCTGAGCCTGCCGCTACTGGCAAACAGACCGCAGCCCCGGCAACTGTCAAGGTGACCTTCGCGCGCGACTACACGCTCAGCGGTGGGCCCTACGACGACAGCCCCAAAGAGCAGAGCTTCAAGAATGGCGATACGGCCGACATCCCTGCTGATCGGGTTGACGAGGTGCTGAGGCACGGCTCCGCCCGGCCACACGATGCCCGATTAGCCAAGATTTTTGGGTTTCCAGCATCAGAAGAGAATAAGGAAGGCTAATCGATGCCTAGCTCTGCAAGCACCTTTATCGGTGGCGGCCTGCTTGACAAGATTTGGGTCGCACCGAAAGGCACCGCGGCTCCTACGACGCTGACCAGCGCGCCCAACGCCGCGTTCAAGGATCTCGGCTATCTGGGTGACGCCGGAATCGAGGTCAATCAGAATGTCGATCGCTCTGAGTTCAAGGCGCACCAGGGCGGTACGATCATTCGCCGTAAGGTCACCGAGTCCGGTCGTACATTGACGTTCACCGCGCTTGAGCACAACTTCGCCGTGCTGGATCTGGTCTACCCCGGTAGTACCTGGGTGGATAGCACCACCTATGTCAAGGGCACCATTCCCGAGGGCATCTCGACGGTGGAAAAGGCATGGATCTTTGACACCTACGACACCTCCAACGCGCTTCAAAAGCGGTACTTCTTCACCGGGGAAGCCACCAACACTGGCAGCTTCACCTTCGGCGTGGAGGACATGGTGGCCTATGAGTTCGAGATCGCTATGTACGGGGTCCTCGAGTACTACGACAACACCGCCCAGCTGATCACCGACGTTCCGTAGCAACAACCTTGATCAGGGGCATCGGTCAGGATGGGCAGACGCTGGCCGGTGCCTCTGTCTGCCCACA